CAGAGAGCGGCTACGAAGAAGTTCTCCGACGATATGGCGGCATACACCCGTGAGCAGTTAATGAAGGAGCTGTCGCCCACTCTTGAATATGCAAAGAAGGGTATGCTTGAAGCGGAGAAGGCGAGTGTGGTTGATACGCTTTCGCAGATACCCGAGCTTGGCGGCATCCGTGAGATGCTTCCCCAGCTTGACCGCATCATAGCCGCTAACAAGTGGCTTCAGTCGGAGGACATGCCTCTTGACGAGAAGTACATAAACGCTTTTGCCATGGCGAGGGGAATAAATGCTATAAATACCCCTCCTGCCGAACCCGAGCCTCCGAAGGAGCTTACTCCCGAGGAGATGCTTGCTATGTACAACAGCAACCCTGCATTCCGAGAGCTTGTTGAGAAACAGCGTATCGGAAAAGTCGAACAAAGTCAGCAAGTGCCACCGTTTTCTGCAAGTAGCGGTGCGGTAAATGCGGCACTCAACATAAAGGAAAAACCCAAAACACTTGAGGAAGCATCGGAGCGAACACGTGAAATGTTCGGTTCTATGTGACCCAAGGGACAACAATTTTTAAGGAGATGATTTTTAATGAGTCAGAATCTTATCACTTTTGAAAAGGCACTTAAGGAAAACTATCTTCCCGCGTGGCGCAATCAGCTCGGCATCGAGCCCTCCGCGCTTCTCGGTAAGATCAGAAAACCCAAGCTTACCTCTAACAAGATCGTTGCTTCCGCGCCTGTCGGTCTCTCCGGCGGCTTCGGATACGGCGAGGAGGGCAAGGCTACACCTGCGGCAGGCGGCGTAAGAGTTGAACGCTTTGAGACCACTGCCAAGGATATGTACGTCAACATCGTAATTTCCGAAAAGGCGGTCAAGCTTACCGGCTCTTCCGGTGCTATGGCAAACGCCCTTGACACCGAGGTTAAGGGTGCATATGCTACCGCGAAGTGGAACGTGGGACGCTCCCTTTTCGGCAACGGTACCGGTATTCTTACCACCACCAAGGCGCTCACAAACGCCGGCAACGTAATCGAGGTGGATGATGTTGCGTATCTCAAGGAAGGTCTTATTATTGACATCTACGCAACCGGCGGTACTGCGCCCCAGGCGAACGGTACAGGTCGCAGACTTCTCAGCGTAGACCGCGTAAACAAGACCATCACCATCGGCGGCGATCCTGCAACCTTTACCGCAGGCTTCATCACCGTGCAGAACTCTTACAACAGAGAGATCACCGGTCTCGGTGCTATCTACGACGACACCGTTACCACCCTTTACGGCATCAACAAGGCGGCTAACCCCTTCATCAAGCCTATCGTGCTCGACGGCGGCGGCGATCTTGACGACGGCCTTATTACCAAGGCACTCCGCTATGCAAAGAACGACAAGAACTCGAACATTGACACTCTTTGCTGTGGCGATGATGCGTACGACCACTATGTGAACTACCTCCGTGTGAACAACATCCGCGTTGAGGAAGTATCCCACACCATCAAGGGCGGTTTCAAGGCTATCAAGTTTATTTTCGGCAACAAGGAGATCGACATTGTTAACGAGAGCTTTGTTCCTGCAAAGGAGATCTGGGGCGTTGAGTCCGGCTGTCTTGAGCTTCACAACCTTGATTGGAGCTTCGCCGAGCTTCAGAATGGCGGTATCTTCAATCTTATGGAAGGTCAGAGCTGCTACAGAGCGCTTCTTGCCAACTACGGCGACCTTATCTGCACCAACCCCGGCGGTTGCGTACGTCTTACCAACTGCTGCGCATAACTTAATGCCCGTATAATACGGGTGAATGTCGGTTTTTCCCCGTGGCAGTGAAAAAAATAAAGCTGTTACGGGGAAGATTGGCACTTGCTGAACAATTTTACTAAGAAGGAGGCGGCGACACTGTGTCGATGCTTGATATTTTTGAAAAGGTAAATCTTATAGCCCCCATCGAACAGAGAAGATTTTTTAACTTCTTTGACGATACCGTCAGAGAGCTTCAGGCACTGTACGGCGGCTTTGTGTTTACAAAAGGCACGGAGTATATGCCGCCCACGGCTCTTGACGACGAAAACGCTGTGCTACCGCTATATCACAGCGCAGTCGTTGACAACATCATATTTCTTGTTTCCGGCGAGGAAGCGAGAAAGAGCGAATTTATAAGAAAATCCCGGGAAGCGTATCTGAAATATTGGAATGACAACGCCAAGGGCAGAAAAATGAGAAGATTGGAGTGGTAGCGTGAATAAATTCACGCCGGGTTTTGTGGCTTACCTTCCACTTCGTGAAAGGTTTTGCTTCGCAAACCACCCACAATTCCCCAGAAAGGAGGCTTTCGCTACGCGAAAGCGTTGATTATTAATATGTTTGACAGCGGAATAAAGGCATCTGCTCTCATTGATGCCATCAAAAACGAGGCGGACATAGCTATTCCTATTCCGGACGGCAGTTACATACTCTGGCTCAATGCTCTTGAACAGCTTCTTTACACAGAAGTTATTAAAGAGCAGGGAAAGATAGAGCTTACGGAGACCGCCGATATCGTTAATAGCGGCATTGAGACCACTGCACTCGAAGTGCCGGACGGTGAAAATGCTGTAAGGTTTGAGGACATACACGCTGTATATGCCGATGAAACCCAGCTTATAAAATCGACTGCCGCAAGCGGTGTTATTTTCTTTGACACCTACTACAAAATCGGTAAACGTTTGGGATTTAATCTTAAGAACCGCCCGGGGAAGGTGGTTATCGTCTACTTTGTGAAGCCCGAGCTTAAAACCGAAGACAATATCAGCACCGAAAATGTAATGCTTCCCGTTGAATTTCTCGATCTTGCAAAGGCGAAGCTTCGTGCAGAGGCGTACAAGGTAGCAAACGAGGACAGTCTTGCCGCCAAGTGGATGAACGACTACAATGTTCTTCTTGAAACCTTCAAGGTGTGGCTTTCCGACAAGCGTCCGAGCTTCGGAATTTGAGGTGTTTGTATGGCGAAAAAGAATAAAAACGGGCTTTCATACCTGCAAATGCCGCTTCCCGAGGGCAGAAAACGCTACAAAATGACAAAACGCTCGTGGAGCGGTTTAAATTACAGGCAGACCGTTGACACGGGTGCTTTGTCGATGGAGAAAAACATATCTACGCTTGAAGCTCCCTACCTTGTGCCGTCGCAGAGGCGTGCAGCGGTCCTTGACGGCTATTTACACCCCATCAGTATGTTTGGGTTCGATGATTTTCTTCTGGTCATATACCGTGACGGTTCGTCCATCTACGTGGATTACATAACCTATGACGCGGACGAGGAAGAATACACGACCTACACGGGCACGTTGCAGTCCGGAGGTGCTACGAGTGCCGACGAGTTTCCGCGCTGTGTGGTACAGTTCAATGTTTATGACACTCCCACCGACCCTGTAAGCGGAAAGTACGTTAAAAAGCTCCTCATTTTCCCCGATAAGAAGTCGATGGATTTTGAGATTTCGGCGGACGGTTTCTCTATAAGCGATATGTCCGTGCTTGTAAAGGAGTACACCAACAGCAAATCACCGTATCTGCCGCCGGACACCGCAAGTCACAACTATTATTACCGAAACACCCACAATTCAGACGTATACAAGTGGGTTGACGACGCCAGCGACAGCGAAAAATCGGGCTGGAAGGTCAGCGTTCCTCCTGCTATGCCGAACATCAAGTATGCGGCTGTGCATCTTTCCAGGCTTTTCGGAGTTGACGATGACAGAGTTTACGCCAGCGGCTACAACGATTACACAAATTGGAACCTTGACACTGTTGACGAATACAACGAGAGCAACGCCTGGTGTTCTCCGGCGCAGTCCAACACGAAAGCAGGCGGCGTTTTTACGGGCATCACCAACTTTCAAGGGCATATAGTATGCTTCAAGCGCGATTATATGCACGAAATATACAACACCAAGAACCCTTTCCGCATCCAGGATATTTATGCAGAGGGAGCTATCGATCACAGGACTATACAGGACGTGGACGGAAAGCTCATTTTTGTATCCGAGGACGACGTGAAGATATACACGGGTTCAAATCCCCGTATTATCGGGTACTATCTCGGTATGTCCGAATATGTAAACGCGGTAAGCGGCACGGACGGACGGTGCTATTACCTCTACTGCGAGGATGCAGCCGAGAATAAGAAGCTGTTTGTTTACGACACCTACACCGAGCACTGGTCCGAGCAGGAAGTCACCGAGTCGATTTTGAGCTTCGCTCACAACAGAAACGGTATGTACGCGCTCGGCTCTGACGGCTGTATTTACAGGCTTGACACGGGCGAATTTGACCACGAGTGGAGCTTTGAGACAGATCTCATCACAAATGAGACGGTGGACATAAAGCACGTAGGGAAGTTACAGCTCTTTGCTGACATTGCAGAGGGCGCAAGCCTCAAAGTGTACATATTGTACGGTGACGAGGCGTTTGACAGCCGTAGAGCCCATCTTGTCTATGAAAGCGCGGGCTACGGACAGAAGCCTATCAGGGTGAAGCCCAGGCAGACTGCAAGCTACGGCATAAAGCTTCATGTTGAGGGGCGCGGATACGTGAGGCTTTATGAGCTTGAGCTGTTTATAGAAGACGGCGGTGATCTGTATGCGTGAAGAAAAGATTGAAGCTATGGACTTCAAGGCACTTCGTAAAGAGGTTTTATATCTTCGGGACGAGCTTGCACTGTTCAAGCGCAAATACGAGGATGCCATATACAATCTTGACGAGGACAACTTCAGCAAAGGATTAGTCCTGACGCAGGACAGCACCAAAGCGTGGATAAAGCTTACTGCGGCGAAGCTTGGAACCCGTATGCTTAATGTTGAAAATGAGATGTCCGAGCTTACGCTGACGGCATCGGAGTTCAACCTGCGGCTATCGGATGCGGAG